CGATTCTAAAGAACCTGATTTACAATGAAACGTTTGCTCGTAAAGTTTTGCCGTTTCTCCGTACAGATTATTTCTCAGACAATACCGAAAAAGTAGTTTACAAAGAAGTTGATGATTTTATCAACAAGTACAATAGTCTACCGACACACGAAGCACTCATCATTAATCTTACAGAGAGTAAGAAGTTAACTGAGCAAGAAGTTCGCAATTCCATGGAATTGTTGCAGAATATCAATCAGCATAAAGATGAACCAACCGAAATGAAATGGTTGGTTGAACAGACTGAGAAGTTCTGCCAAGACAAAGCAATCTACAATGCCATCATGGAATCTGTGTCGATTCTAGATGACAAAGGTGATAAGAAAGCCAAAGGCGAGATTCCAAAGATTCTCAGTGATGCCTTGGGTGTATCGTTTGACCCTAATGTTGGTCACGATTACATTGATGACTTCTCAAATCGTTATGATCTGTATCACAAAGTTGAATCACGTGTTAAGTTTGACCTTGATATTTTCAATAAGATTACCAAAGGTGGTCTGCCAATTAAGACATTGAATGTTGCACTTGCAGGCACTGGTGTTGGTAAGTCTTTGTTCATGTGTCACGTTGCTGCAAGTTGTTTATCTAATGCACAGAATGTTTTGTACATCACCATGGAAATGGCTGAAGAAAAGATTGCTGAACGTATCGATGCCAACTTGTTGAATGTGACAATGGATGAACTACACGTAATGTCTAAGGATGATTATGTACGTAAGTTTGGTGTACTAAAGAACAAGACACAAGGCAAGTTAATCATCAAAGAGTATCCAACTGCCGCAGCCAATGCACTCCACTTCCGTGCTTTGTTGCAAGAGTTACAGTTGAAGAAAAGTTTTAAACCAGATATTATCTTTATTGACTATCTTAATATTTGTTCGTCTTCACGTATCAAACCTGGTGGTTCTGTTAACTCATATACATATATTAAATCTATTGCTGAAGAGTTGCGTGGTCTTGCCGTTGAAGCAGGCCTGCCAATTGTAACTGCGACACAAACAACTCGGTCTGGTTTCACCAACACCGATGTTGACTTGACAGACACAAGTGAATCGTTTGGTTTGCCTGCGACTGCCGACTTTATGTTTGCGTTGATTAGTACAGAAGAACTGCAACAATTGAACCAGATTATGGTGAAACAATTGAAGAATCGTTATTCAGACCCTAGTGTATTCAAACGTTTCATTGTTGGTATTGACCGGTCAAAGATGCGACTATATGATACTGAACAATCTGCACAGACCGATATCTCCGATTCTGGTCAACCAGATAAACCACTAAGTACATTTGGTAATAGAGAACGTAGAAATAAATTTGACGGAATTAAAGTATGAGTTTAACAGTAGAACAAGGTGCTTATGTTGCCAATGTATTCTCGGAGTATTTCGATAAGTTTGGCCGCATAGATGAGTATATGCGTGAACAGAAACTGGCAGCAATGTCAGAAAGACCATTCACGTTACCTGGATGTGGACCAGAAGAAGACTTGTTCTCCGACTTTACAATGTCACCGGCAGATATGCAGTTTGAGGTTGTTGACTTGCCTCAAGATAGATGGGACATTTACCTTGATATGATATCGTCACATTCAAACATGACAAGTATACCCGGTCGTTGTCTACGATTGGCAATCTTAGAGAAGAAGTCTGGAAAGTGGTGTGGTTTCATTCGTCTTGGTTCTCCAGTCATCAACTGCAAGCCACGAAATCAAATGCTCGGACAAGTGTTTACGCAAGTCCAAGGCGGTGCTCAGAGGTTCAATCAATGTGCTGCGATGGGTTTTGTTATTGTACCTGCACAACCATTCGGGTATAATTACCTTGGTGGCAAACTATTGGCTGCGATTTGTACCTCACATGAAGTACGTGAGATGCTGAACCAGAAATACAAGATGACAACCTGTTTGTTTGAGACTACTAGTTTGTATGGTTCTTCTAAGGCAGTATCACAGTATGACGGCATGAAACCATTGATTCGTTTCAAAGGTCTAACTGATTCAGATTTCTTACCGATGTTGCATGGCCAAACTTATACCGACTTGAAGAACTATGTTGAAAAGATTATAGGTGAACCACTTGCACCAGAAGATGCATCATCACGTAAGTTGAAAATCTCCAATCATATCATATCATTAACTAAAGTGGCACTCAAAGGTACACCAGAAGGTGCCAAGTTTGCACAGACGATTGAGAATGCCAAGAATCTGAATGAACAGAAACGATACTTTATCTCTGATTATGGTTACAAGAACATGGTTGATTTTGTCAATGGTAAGGCCGACAAGTTATTACCTGGTGAAAACTATGAGAAGTTTCATTTAAACAACATCATTGAGTGGTGGCGTAAGAAAGCTATCAATCGATTTGAGACATTGAAGATTGAAAATCGTATCAGGACCGAACAAGAAGTTTGGACCGGTGATAAAGTGCTTGACATTATTCGGTAACCTGGTAGGATAAATACTCCAAAAACACAGGAGTATTAGATGGCAGGTAATGCGATAGAGACAGCAAAGCAAGAGAACGCCTCAAAAGTCTATTTCAGAAAGTATATTGAGAGTGCAAAGGTACCTTCAGAAGCAGAATTATTTTCTGAAGTTGTGGAAGTTTATCCTGACCTTGCAAAAAATCTAGCATTAAGAACTGCTTGGATGAGTACATTTCAAAAACAAGCCGAAGCATTAAAGAATTATTTGGGTTCCAATAATAAAGGTTACATCTATTCACGTGATGAGAGAAATGGTTTCATGTCTTTTATTGAAGATATAGCTAAAAGTAGATGTGGTGTTTCTACTAAAGACAATTGGGATCCTGCTGATATATACATGGTCAAAAAAACAAAAGAAGGTGTAATAAGAAAAAAGTTGGATTCAATCACCAAAAACACCGATGAAATGGCAAACATATATTCATTGAATGCTTATATGCGTGAGTTGATACAATCAAAAGATTTGGTTCCAGTTTCACTCAAGGCCATTTCTAAAACCAAAACTAAAGCCGACTTAGAATTATCCAACATGGGTAAAGGCAAAGCAAAAGAATTGATTTTCGAGAATGTAGGTCCACTTAAATGTTATGCAAATTTTGGAACAAACAGTAAGACACCAACTGAAATAGACAATGGTGAGATTGCAGGACAATTTAGAGCTGGTGAAAGTTTGGTCAATTGGCAAACTAGAAACTTTAACATGTCAACTCCTAGGGGTGGTGTACAAACTGATTTGACACCAACTGGTAAAGATGCTGGTGCTAAGATTGGTAAGGCTTCTGCTGATGCGATTGATGAATTCTTCTCCAAGAATTATTCAAAACTAGGAATCATCAGACCAGTAAATGCTGGTAAAGACCCACACATTCCACTCGTTGGTAAATGGACACCAGAAACTATAAAGTATTGGGTAGACTTTCAAAAAGAATTATCTAAGATGAAAGTTAATGGTAAAGATATAGATTTTGGTGATATGAAGGTGATGTATAAAGGTAAACAAGTTTCGTCTGGTTCTTTTGCTGACGTTTTAGATTATTGTATCAGAGAAGAGGGTTCTAAATATGCTGGTGGAAGACTTTCATCTAAGTTAACTTGTATGCGTTGGGCTTATGCGTGGGCTTTAATAGACAAAAAAGGACTGATGCAAGAGTGGTTAAAAACATTATACTATGGTGCAAAGAAAGAATTTAGAGACACAAACGGTCCATTCATAAAGATATATTAAAATGAAATTTTCAGAATTTATAACCGAATCAAAAAAAGAAGGTGCCAATCTTCACCTCGAACACATTGAGGATGAGGTGTTGAATCGTGGTGTTGCCGGCACACGTGATGCAATTAACTTTCTGCAATCGTTACGTGACATGTTGGCAGGCAATTCATCATCTAAAGTAAACGTGACAACAAAATGGGATGGCGCACCTGCTGTCTTTTGCGGCATCAATCCAGACAATGGCAAGTTCTTTGTTGGTACTAAAGGTGTCTTCAATGCAAATCCTAAGTTAAACTATACTGATGATGATATTGACACGAATCATCCAAGTGGTGGTTTGAATGCTAAACTTAAAGTTGCACTACGTTACCTACCAAAACTAGGCATCAAAGGTGTCCTGCAAGGCGACATGATGTTCTCTAAAGGTGATATCAATACACAATCGATTGATGGTGAAGAATACATTACGTTTCAACCGAATACGATTGTATATGCTGTACCATCAGATTCAAAATTGGCCAGAGCAATGACTTCTGCACAGTTGGGTATCGTGTTTCACACATCATACACAGGCAAAACATTCTCTGACATGAAGGCATCATTCAACATCGATATCAATCACTTGACTACAACCAAAGATGTTTGGTTCCGTGATGCATACTTTGTTGACGCATCTGGTACAGTCACATTCACAGAGCAAGAAACAAAGGTATTGACTTCACACCTGTCACTTGCAGGCACAACATTTCAATCTATCAATGCACTAACACTCAATAGAATTGCCTCAAGTGAAGTAGTACTCACTTACATTAAGACATTCAATAACACCAAAGTACGTGAAGGTAAAGAGATTAGAGATACTGTTGGTCACACAAACGAATTAATCCGTTGGGTTGAGGCCAAGTTAAACAAAGATATATCTGATGCCAAGAAAGAAGAAACTAAACAGAAACGTATCAAAGAGAAGACTGAGATTATGCGTTTCTTCCGTGGTTCGGCAAGAGACTTAAAGAGTATTTTTGATTTGATGAACCATTTGGTGGCATCCAAGAATATGATTGTTAGTAAGTTACAACAAATGAAACAAGTAACAAATACATTTCTACGTACAGATGATGGTTTCAAAGTCACCAATCCAGAAGGTTTCGTGGCCGTAGATAAATTGAAGGGTAATGCAGTTAAATTAATTGACCGATTAGAATTTGCTCATGCGAACTTCAATGCGGCAAAAGCATGGACTAAATAAGATATGACGACAAAAATCACACTAACCAATATCGATTCCACCGGTGACTATTCAGAACTGGTGGATTCGGCCTATAATACGGCCAATGCAGCATTTGCCACAGCTAACACTGGTGGTTCACCAACTGGCGTTACTGCTGGTTCTTACACATCAACAAATTTAACCGTAGATACTTATGGTAGAATAACTGCAGCTGCCAACGGATCAGCCGGCGGTGCTTCATCTGCTTCTTCAGTCGGTTACTCACTAGTTTTCGGAGGATAATATGGCAGCACCAAATTTAATCGGCGCAACAACAATCAATGGTAAAACGGCATCAGCCAACTTAACTACAACTGCGGCAACAACAGTACTAAACAACCCAGCAAGTTCTGGTAAATGCTTGAAGATTAATGTGCTGAACGTTGCAAATTATAATACTGCAACAGTTAATGTTTCAATCGGATATTATAATGCTGCTAACGTTGGTGGTTCTCTATTCCCAATTGTTGGTTACGTTGATGTTCCTGGAAAGAGTACACTAAACGTTATTGATAAAACCAGTCAGTACTACTTGGAAGAAAACACAAGTATTGGTGCTTTTGCTGGTGCCGCAAACTCATTGTGTGTGACTTGTAGTTATGAGGACATAAGTTAAAATGGTTAAAAGATATTATGGCGGTGTAATATCGGCCACTCAACTGGCAATCAGCAGTGTGTCAGCATCTGGATTTTTCAATCATTCAACAGCACTACAGGCAAAACAAGCTGGTAATTGGCCTACTGTTTCTACAGGTCCAACAGTAATTGGCCAATCATACGGTGGCGGTTACTACGCAGGAAAAATTAGTTTAACAGGTGGTGGTGTTGCAACGCATTATTTAATTGTTGCACCAAGATCAACAGGACAATCTAGTACTGATAATGCTTTTAATAATAATAATGTGGCGGACTCGGGAGCAACTTCATTAATTGATGGTCTTGCGAACACTAATGCAATGAATGATGCTAATCATCCACAAGCACAATTTTGTCGAAGTCTTACTATTGGTGGATACACAGACTGGTATATGCCAGCACTTAATGAATTGATAACTATGTACTATTTCCTAAAACCTACAACAACAACAAACAGTACAAGTGGTGCTGGTCACGGTTCAAACGCAAACGCTGTATCACCACAACCAATTAGTAGCAATTTTACTTCGGGAAATCCTGCACAAACAACAGCTGCGTTATTCCAATCGGGCAACACTGAAGCATTTAATACTTATGGTCTTTGGTCGTCAACTCAATCAAGTAGCACACAAGCCTATAGAATAACAACAGATAATGGTACTACTGACCCACTGTTTAAAAATAGTTATGTGCATGTTCGAGCCGTTCGCAAAATACCAATTTAATTCTTGGGTTGAGTTTACACCACCAACCTAAATAGAACAATAAAGAGAGTTTAGATGCCGTTAACAAAGATTAAATTACCTAAAAAGACCAACACGCAAACCAACTCCTATACTGGAGCGTCTGGTGAAGTCACTATTGATACCGACAAACAAGTCATTGTCGTACATGATGGTTCGACCGCTGGTGGTATATCTTTGGCTAGTGAGGCTCGGGTTAATGCGGCCTTTACGGCAGCCAATAATTCCACAGACACTTGGGTTAGAAGTGCGGCTAATGCTGCTAGTTCATATGCCAACTCTGCATACTTAACCGCAAACTCAGCTGGATCCTATGCCAATGCAGCCTTTGCAGCTGCTAATAGTAGTACCACTGTTGATGGAATTGATGCTGTTGGATTTAGAAACATTCCTATCAATAGTCAAAATACGGCATACACGACAGTATTGGCAGATTCTGGAAAAGTAATTTTTCACCCGTCTACTGATGCCAACACAAGAACATTTACAATACCTGCAAATAGTACTGTTGCATATCCAAACGGCACAGCAATAACATTCATTAACATGAGTACTTCAAATGTGACAATTGAAATTACAGATGACGAAATGTATTCAAGTCCTGATGGTACAACTGGATTGCCGATGAGACTGACGCAATATGGATCAGCAACAGCCTTAAAAATGACACCAACATCTTGGTTGATTTCAGGAAGTGGCCTTAGTGCTGTGTTGATAACTCAAAGAGCTATTTTTGGTTATGGCCAAACCACAGGCGGCAGGGTATCAATGACCAATTTATTAACTACCACAGGAGTAGTAGGTAATGATGTTACAGGAGTAGGTACTGCTAGAGCACAACATGCGGCCGCCGGTTATGGCGGTGATAAAGCTATATTTGGTTATGGAAATAATGGGTCTGCCGAGGTATCAATGACTAACCTAGTATCAAACGCAGGTGTAGTTGCTACTGATACTACTGGTGTTGGTAGTGCTAGAGATTCTTTAGCCGCCGCAACTTATGGGAATGATAAAGCTATCTTTGGATATGGAAGGAATCCCTATGATGTATCATTAACCAACCTAGTATCAAATACAGGTGTAGTTGGTAATGATGTTACTGGTGTTGGTATGGCTAGAGCACAACTTGCAGCCGCCGGTTATGGCGGTGATAAAGCTATATTTGGATATGGATATGATACTTCAATAACCAATCTAGTATCAAACACTGGTGTGGTTGCTAGTAATACTACTGGTGTTGGTAGTGCTAGACGTTACCTTGCAGCTGCAGGTTATGGGACTGATAAAGCTATTTTTGGATACGGAGAGGTCTCCGGCTCAACGACAGTATCAATAACCAACCTAGTATCAAACACTGGTGTAGTTGCTACTGATACTGCAGGTGTTGGTACAGCTAGAAACACACTTGCAGCCGCCGGTTATGGCGGTGATAAATCTATTTTTGGATATGGTTTTACCACATGGGGCACCAATGTATCAATGACCAACAAAGTATCAAACACTGGTGTGGTTGCTAGTGATACTACTGGTGTTGGTACTGGTAGAGCTTATCCAGCAGCCGCAAGTTTTGGTTAACACTGGATAAAAAATGATACCAACACGGTTAATTTCAGAGAACGCATTGACATGACAGGCGCATTACAAGGATTTTATCAGAACTTTAGAAGTTTTGCTGTTGCAGCTGTAGCTACAGGCAATAAGGCTATATTTGGATATGGAAATAATGGTGTATCTCCTTATGTGTCAATGACCAACCTAGTATCGAACACTGGAGTAGTTGCTACTGATACCACAGGGGTAGGTACCGCTAGGTCTGAACTTGCGGCGGCCGGATATGGAACTGACAAGGCTATTTTTGGATATGGATTTACTGGTGCATTGGTATCAATGACCAACCTAGTATCAAATACCGGCGTTGTTGCTACTGATACAATAGGTGTAGGTACTGCTAGACGACTATTAGCGGCAGCTGGATACGGCGCTGATAAAGCAATTTTTGGATATGGCGAAACCGGGGACGGCAAGTCATCAATAACCAACAAAGTATCAAACACTGGAGTAGTTGCTACTGATACTACAGGAGTTGGTACTGTTAGAAATCGATTAGCATCCGCTGGATATGGCACAGATAAGGCTATATTTGGTTATGGATTAGCCGATGCTGGTGCTAGTGCAATAACTAATCTAGTATCAAACACCGGTGTTGTAGCTACAGATACAACAGGTGTCGGTACTGCTAGATTTGGATTGGCAGCTGCAGGCTATGGTACTGATAAAGCTATATTTGGATACGGAACTGACCCGGTATCAATGACTAACTTAGTAAGTAACACGGGTGTAGTGGCCACTGATACAACTGGTGTTGGTACTGCTAGGGGATATCCTTCAGCCGCAGGATATGGCGTTGGTACTGCTATATTTGGATATGGATTTACAACTGTCTATGTATCAATGACTAACTTAGTAAGTAACACGGGTGTAGTGGCCACTGATACTACAGGGGTTGGTACTAGTAGAGGCCGTTTAGCTGCCGCAGCCTACGGTTAATTATAAACGCAATAAATATAATAATAAAAAAATGACAACTAAAGTAAATACACCCAATTTAAACGCAACGTTTCTTAATTCGTTGGTGAAAGTTAATGACACACAGACTGTCAATAACAAAACTTTCAACTCTCCAACGCTGGTAGCTCCAGCACTTGGTACTCCAATATCTGGTGACTTTAGTACTGGTGCATTTACTTGGCCTTTGTTTTACCAAGATATCAAGGCTAATGCAGCCTTTGTTGCGGCCAATTCTGCTGGTGTGTATGCAAATGTTGCGTTTGATGCTGCCAACACCGCTGACCAAAGAGCAGTAACCTCTGGTGTATATGCAAATGCTGCCTTTGTTCAGGCCAACACCGCAAATACAAATGCTGCAACTGCGGATTTAAAAGCAGTTATATCTGGTGTATTTGCTAATGGTGCATATGTTGCAGCTAACACCGCAGACCAACGTGCAGTAACATCAGGTGTTTATGCTAACTCAGCGTACACACAAGCAAACACCGCAACAACTAATGCTGCTACGGCTGACCAAAGAGCAGTAACCTCTGGTGTATATGCAAATGCTGCTTACAATGCAGCCAATACAGGTGCAATCGATGCACTGTCTGCTGGTTCTTATGCCAATGGTGCCTTTACTACAGCCAATACAAAATTCAATTCAACTGGCGGCACTATATCTGGTGATGTAACTGTTACTGGTAATCTAACAGTTTCTGGCGATGTTGTAACTATGAATGTCAGCAATTTGAGCATTGAAGATAACATGATTTATCTTAACGCCAACAATACTGTGACTAATCCAGACCTCGGCTTTGCTGGTAATTATAACGATGGTGTTTATCATCATGCCGGTATATTTCGTGATGCTTCAGACGGCATATGGAAGTTCTTCTATAATTACGATCCAGAACCTGATGCGTCACCATATATTGATACAACACATGCGTCCTTTAGGATTGCAAATCTAACTGCAAATCTAATCACTGATGTTGCTTTCATTCGTGGTTACGATCCAATCGAGCATGCCAATTCGGCTTATGCTGGAGCAAACACCGCAAATACTAATGCTGCTCAAGCTGACCAACGAGCAGTCACATCTGGTGTATATGCTAACTCTACATATGAACACAGCAATGCTTCTTTTATCCAAGCAAACAGTGCAAATACATTGGCTACAACTGCAAACAATAATGCAAGGTCTGCTGGTTCTTATGCTAACTCTGCGTTTGACCAAGCAAACAGTGCAAATACATTGGCTACAACTGCAAACAATAATGCAACGTCTGCTGGTTCATATGCCAACTCTGCGTTTGATGTTGCTAATGCAGCAGTAACAACAACCGGCACACAGACACTAACAAATAAATCTCTCTCTGATAATACAACATATTTTATTGATGAGAATGATGCAACAAAGAGAATGCAGTTACAGTTAAGTTCAATTGCCACTGGCGCAACAAGAATTTTAACTGTGCCTAATTTTAACGGCACCATTTCAACAATCGCAGGAACAGAAACATTAACAAATAAAACGTTAACATTACCTGTGCTAAGTTTTCCTTCAATTTCTTCACCAATTGAACCAATCACAATTAATGGATCTTCACCTAGTCCTACACTAAATTATTATGTGAACGCTAATACTGTTGTTTATTATACATCTTCTTCTACTAACGATTTTACTTGGAATGTTGGTTATGATGGTACAACAACACTTAATACTTGGTTACCAATAGGTCGTGCATTAACAATTGTTTTATTAATTACAAATGCCGGTACTGCTTATTATCCATCTGCCATAACTATTGATGGTACTTCGGTGACACCTAAGTATGTTGGTGGCACTGCCATTACTGCAGGTAACGCAAATTCAATTGACTCTTATACTATGACTATTATTAAAACTGCATCAGCAACATATACAGTATTGTTATCGCAAACTAAATTGGCATAAGGATTAAATTATGCCTTTGATGACAACGTTGACGACAATCTCTGCTCAAAAATCTTTTGGCCCATCATACATTATTCCAGCAAATTCAGTTATTATGATGGATGGCACATATTCTGCTGCTATAGGTACTTGGGATTTATATTCTGATGCTTTAAATAAATTAATTGTTGGAACAACAGAACAAGTTAATGTTGGTGTGGGATTTGCATCAACTGGTCAATCAAGTTCGACAGCCGGATCAATTGGTTCCCAAGGCGATCACTATGGCGCTAGTTTTGGTGTTCCTGGTGGCACCGGCAGTCTTACTGGATATCAAAATAATGGTATTGCTGGAAACCATACACACTCCAGTACCTGGATTGCAAGTACTGCCAATTCAAGTTCAGATATTAAACCAGTGCATACAACATTTACATTGTTGAGAACAAATGCCAATACTACTTTTTTTCCAGCAAATACTGTACACATTTCTGCAACAAATATATATTCCGGAACACAAGAATTAGCTCAGAGTTCCAACAGGTACATTGTTGGTGGTAGTAACAAAACATACGTTGCAGCCACATCACACTCAATAACGCACACAACATCTGATGACGGTGCAAATCACAATCACTTCAATGGAGCAACGTATGCTCGAGTTAACTCAGCTTTTTATGGATCGTTAAGTCAAAATGGTTACACCAATGACTATCAGCCTGCACACAATCATACGTTAACAAAAACTGTATCAATAAGTAATCTTAGAGGTAAATTATTAAAAGTTTGGTTAGCAGCCGCATCATCTATACCAAAAAGTTCAGTTATAATTATGTATTGTGGTGATTTATCTATT